TACAGTAGAGGGGAGGCATACGTATAAGGCTTTCGAAAATCGGAGGCGATTTGCCTGAACCCATACCTTTATGTGTGATAAAAAATCGCCCGGGCCGAGGTTTATCCCATATAAGGCTTACGGTTCTACAATAGCCAGATTATCTGGCCGAGGAGTAGTACGAGTAGAAAGAGTACAACGTACATAAATACGAAGTACTCAAGCACCGACAAATCTGTAAATGGGTTGAACATAGTCAGCTCATCACCTTGCCCACCGCTCGCCTGATAGTCGTGTCAGGGAAGCACTGGTCACAGTGGGGGTTCGGTTCTCCGTCGAGCGTTGCGTGTCGAGCGCACATATCTTCTGCCATATTTAGTATGAGGGGTGGGACTGGTATAAGTCTATCGATGTTCTTCTACGCAGGATACTGTACAGTAATTCAACTCATCACCGCACCAGACACACTCTCTCGTTTCAACCCGACGATTCGACATTGATGGAAACTCACCTTGTCTGTTCATACTAACACCCACTCACGTAAGGACGTTCTCCTCTGTATTCTCGTACAGGTCTTCCTTATGATAGAAGGCCGTCTCTGTTTCGCCAGTATAGAAGTCCTCGACGGCGATTTCGTAAGACTCAGATTCGGGGCGAGCGTTGCCAGTGTATCGGCCAACAGCATAGCCTACTCTGCTATCAGGGTCGTATATCAATACGCTGTCACCAAAGCCGGTGATGCTTGTCTCAGGTCTGAACATACTTACCCTTCGCACCATACCCACTTAACTCTGTCGCCGAAGGGTTTATGTATGATAAAATTGCCCGGGCCGAAATTCATCACATATAAGGCTTGTGCCTTAGTACGAGCCGCGCATCCAGCACTGCTCGCACACACGCACGCCGCTATCTGTCAACAGATAGGCACGCCCGCTGTCCGTAGTGCCACAGTCTACGCACCTCATAGGCTCACCTCGGTGCGCCCGTTAATCGCCGCACGGGAGGGGCGTGTCTCTCGGTCGAGGCACGACCGGCAGAGGACGAAGCCGTCCCTGTTGCGCGAGTCCCCGAACGCTCGGGAGAGGTGCGTCTGGCGGCGAGCGAGGTCTGCCTGATGGGGCGAGACTCCCTTGCCGCAGTCAATACAGCAGTCGTCAGCGCGGTAGCGCGAGGGTGTGTTTCCCTTCATACTATAGTAGAAGGGTGGCATAGGTATAAGGCTTTCGTTTCTCTGCTGCGCCGATACCTTTATGTATGATAAAATTTGCCCGGGCCGAAATTTATCACATATAAAGCTACTGGTCGATGAGGCAGTCAAGGCATATCTCTGAACCAACAGTACCACACTCTTTACAGTTTGGAAACTCGCTGTCAGGGAGCGTATATGTTAGTCCACAGGCAGGACACTTACCCATCGGATAACTGTTAGGCTCTACGTCTATGTTACAATCGTAGCACTTCATTGTTCTGGATACCAGTGGTCGTTATTCCACGAGTTACAGTATATCTTACAGTCGTTACAACCGGGATACCAATGCGTCTCACCGAGGCTCTGGTGAGTCTTTCGCACAATATCCTGCCAGCCAACGTCTTTCCCACACTCGGGGCAGACACAGCCTTCGGCTTTTGACTCAGCAATACGACGCGAGGGTGATTTCTCATCTTCCTTCATACTACTACATACACACCGGGGGATAATAAAACCTTGCTATTCCCAACCTTTATGTATGATAAAATTTGCCCGGGCCAAAATTTATCACATATAAACCTTGTGCTTGCGGCAGGTGTTACCCTGTCGGAGTTGTGGCTTTCTTCTTACCACATTTCTCACACTTGTATTTAGTAGCGACACGAGCGTTGTGTTTCTGGTTGGGATTCAGACACTTGTAATCGTGGCTGTCACCATCCTTACACGTAGCGTCAGCGTTCGCACACTCGCCGCATTTGCGGCCAGCGAATCCGGTAGACACGAAGGTTCCGATGGGACGAAACGTATCGCACTTCTTACAGAAGCGCATCTCGTTTTCTACCATCCACTCGGTAACAGCCTTGACCTTACCGTAGGGCGTATCTGCCTCTACGTCCATATCGAAGGCTTCGATAGCGTGCGTGGCATATGCCGCACCGCCGTTAATCCAAGCCGAAGGCTCGGAAGCACCGTGGCTTGAATCAGGGCCACGAACCTGCTGTACTGTGATTTCAATACCGTCAATCTCGTATTCTTCTTTTTGGTAAGTCATTGTCTCTTACTCCTTACTGTAGTAGAAGGGTGGCATACGTATAAGGCTTTCGTTTTGAGCAGGCGAATTGCCTCATACCAAACCTTTATGTATGATAAAATCTGCCCGGGGCCTCAGGTTATTATATATAAAGGTTTCCCTTCACGGGAAAGCGAAGCCGCAATCTTCACAGCGGAACTTGTAACTCGATTGACGAGCGTTGTCGCCACCGCAATCAGGGCAACCGTTTCGGTCCATCTTGTTAGCGTAAACGTAATCTGACATAGTATCTCACCTCCTTGTGTATGTATTACTCTATTGGCTATCCACTTAAGGCTGTCGTTTTGCCTCAGTCGAGGCTCACCTTACCGTTACACTCAACACAGATACCCTCTTTGCGTGAGCGGTGCGCGGTTGTATCCACGCCACCACCGCACGGGCAAGTGATAGGGCAGTTAACAGTCAATTCCTCAGCGGAAGTGTTTGCTTCTTTCATACTACAGTATAGTACCCCCACCCTCTTAGTATGTGGTGTACCCCACCTCCCCTACCCCTACCCCAACCTTTATATGTGATAGTGGCAGCCCGGGGCCTCACTTATAAAGGGGAGGGGTATCCCCCTATACGGCAGGCTTCTGCCACTCCCCTGATAGTACCCTCTCCATACCGAAGGCTATAAGGGTGAACAGTATGAGGAAGGTCATCCCAAGGGAGTACCCCCCTACTGCCATCCATACCCCATCCTCTGCCAATACCCCGGCAGGCAGTAGGGCAAAGAAGGCAGTCCCATACAGGTAATCCCACTCAGGATTTACCTTCTGGCATACCCATACCCCTACCGTCAGGGCAAGGGGTACACCCAATAGGGTGACACTCATAGGAGGGACTCCCCTCCCCAGTCACACCCGAACCTACCGCATACCTCTCGGGGAGGCTCCCCTCCGAGGTGTACAAGGCCTGTACTCTCCCCACAGTCGGGGCAAGGGCTACTCTGGAACGTTACCGTGGTGGTGGTATCTTCTTCCATACTACAGTATAGTACCCCCACCCCCTTATAACCCTACCCCGTTGGCAATACCTACCCCTACCCCAACCTTTATGTAGGGGTAATCTCCCCGGGGGATACCCCCAGTAGGGATAGCCCCTCCCCCCAGTAGGGTAGTGTCTGATAGGAGGGGGTGGTACTCCCCAGTGGGGTGATATGGGTGGGGGTTCCCCCCAGTGGGGTAACTGATTTCAAAGCCGATTTCAAAAACCGAAAAACGAGCGATTGGCCGATTTGAAGCACCCGGCCAAATTACTGATATGGCGATTCAACAGGTGACGATTTGAGAAGGTCGATTTTCCGATATTTGTCGATATTTTGAATCGCTGATATGCCGATTTGTGATTCACCCGAATAAGCCGATTATTCGGTGGTCGATTCTAAGCCGTCTAAGCCCCGCTGAGAACGATGACGTAAGCCACGAGTCCGAAGACCCAAAGCGAAACGCCAATCGCCACAGCGAGCATCTGAGCGGTTTCTGGTCGCATTTGTGTAGTGTGTCGGTGGTCGTTCAATCGTAAGCCTATGCTGTAAGCCGAAGCCGCCCGGCTTATTCCAGCCGAGTCCAGCCGTCTCCCGGCTTCACCCAAATCAGGTGGTCGGCTTCTTTTGCGTCCCAGTCGTACCGTTTCGAGTCAGCCGTTTTGATTTGGTACGTTGCTTCGTCCGTCCGAATGTCGATTCCCGCGTTTTCGTCGCCGTCGTGCGCTTCTTTCACCGTTTCGCCCCGAGCCTCAAGCACACCCTCAAAGTATCGTTCGCCAGCCGCCCCGAGTCCGAAGCGGGCAGCGACCGTCTTATAAACCCCCACAATCTGGAAGGGTGCGAGTCCGGCCATCTCGGGGTTGCGGTCGTACATTTCTTGAACCCCGTATTCAGCCACCCTCGCAACGCCCTCAGCGACCGTCTCAGCCGCCTTAATCTCCGAAACCGCGTTTTCGGGGACAAGGTGCTTGTCCCAATTCTGGCTCATCCCGTGAGTCGGGTCGGCCAGCGGGTTGCCGTATGCCACATCCTCTTCCGCACAGGCCTCGCGTTCCGCAATGTTGAGCGCATCGTTCGTCACGTCGTTCACGTCGGGTGCTTCTTTCATCACAATATCTCGTTTCGGGGGGTTAGCATTAAAGGTTCGCATTTGCCAGATTGAGTAAACAAGTGGTCGCTAATCGCCATACGGGGTGGGGTTGAGAGTGTTATGTGAATCTGATAACTCTCTATTACCCAGTTGTATTACCCGGTAATAGCCCCGGGTAGCTGTGGGGGTATCTACTTATAAAGCCCCCCGCGTATCAGCAGTAGAGAGCCTGAGAGTACAATATCCTGTTATGCGCGGCTCTCTGTACAGAAATCGGGCGTCTTAGAGATTCACACACCCTTCAGATTATCATACCCCACTTAAAAGATTGAGGGTCGCGTGGCCCCGATTTTTTTTTAAATCAACGAAAATCGCCCGGAATTAAGCTTGGCCAGCCCAAGAGAAAAAATATATCTCATATATTGTGTGCCATAATGCGGCCTCATCCAAAATTTTTTCGCGCCCCAAATATAACTGGCTTAATGCGCTATCGAAACCTTTATGTATGTGAAGGCCCACAGTTAGTACAAGGGGTAGCAGAGGTGAGAGTCTCTCTGATGGGAGTTTTAGTATTATATACAGAGACATAATTCGATTGTTGCAGTGGAAAGCTATGCAGAGGAGTGACTGCCTGCAACGAGCGGGCGCACCGAAAGCTTTTTATATGTGGCTGCATACAGTTAACATAGATGCAATTTGCTGCGACAGCTCTCGACCCATTTGACCGAGGAAACGGTAATGGGTCCCGAAGCGTGACAGACGACTGGTTGGACGAACAGTCTATCTTTGATAATGAGTGGGGCAGCGCGGCTGCCACGACATTTAATCCACAAGATACGGATGCCCAAGGCCACCCCATTCCAGAACATAAGCAAGAAAAGTTCGAGACATTGTATGAACTCCATAATGGGAAGATGGAGAAGTCTCGGAAAAGTGACATTCGCACCTCACATATAGAGAACGACGCCCGAACCTTTATGTCAGTGCTGGAAATGCCTGACCCACAACGCGAGCGAGTGATGCTGATTCTCGACGAACTCGACATTTCCTCGAACAATTTTGGCGGGCGGCGATATGAAAAAATTATTCTGGCGATTTGTACACTGGTGGCGGATGAGGCGCTCGGGAAACAACCGAACCCCTCAGTTGAAGATAGACTCTTTCTCACGGACGAATTTCGGGACCTGATGGATTGTACGAAAACAAGTTCTACTGATGTTCGCAAACTGCGGAGAGACATCAGAAACAAATCAGACCACTTCTGACAGAATAGCCACCCCCACTTAAAGAAACAGGGGTCCACTTATAAAAGAACCAGTTCTCGGTCCTTCAGGGTATAAAAGGGCCGACGCATATAGTATATAAATGACTACGACAAACGAGTGAGCCACTACTATGTCACACAAGGATAAGACGGACGGCTACTGTAATGCGAAAATCCGCGAGCATCGCGTTCCTGACGAGTGGGACCAAGATGTCGCCTATTGTGCGAATCGCGCAGGATTCCGCACAGACCACTTTGACGAGGGTCGATGCTATCTTCACGGCGGTTGCTCCAAATCGGCCAACGAGGGCAACAACTACGCGGAGAAGCACGGTATGTATGCCGACCGACAAAACTACTACCAGAACCGCTCGGCAGAGGAACAGCAGTGGATTGATGCAGTAGTGGAGTCGCTCCTCGATGATGCACCATTCTCGCACGACAATTTCGCCAAGCTCCAGATGGTGCGAAACATCGCAATCGATATGCACAAGATGCAGGACGCCAACACCTTCATCGACCAAGCTGGCATTGTCAACAAGGACAAGACTGTTGGCTATTCGCAGGATGGGACGCCCATCAAGGAAGACCAAGAGAATCCGATTAACGTCACTTACGACCGTCTGAATCGGACGATGACGCGCCAGCTTAAGGAGCTTGGGATTCTCGACGACCCTGAATCGCAGAACGCTGAGGCAAATCAGAACATCGCAAACGAACTGGCCGCACTCCGGTCAGCGAGAGACAATGATTGAGGACTTCTCCGGCGGCTACTATCGAGCAGAGATGACTGTTCAGCCTTTGGAGAGCGGCCCCTCCATCGAGCGCGGCCTCTATGACCTGATTAATCGGAAGATTTATACGAACACCGATGCTCCGGTCACGATGCGCCTGACTCTTGATGGAGGGCCGAGGTTCGCGCCTGAAACAGAGAACGCGATGCCCACTGACGTAATCGGGATGCCGACCGAGATGTTGGACGATGTGGGCATCCATCCCTCCGCAGAGGACATCAGTGTCTTCATTCTGAAGCCGAAGCACGCTTACCTTTTTCATCAGGTCGATGACCTTGACGAAGAGGATTTGTACCAGAATGCTGACACGTCCTTGACAGAGGAAGACCGAAGCTTTTTCAATCTAAAAGGTGAATAGTTATGGTCAATGCAGAACGACTTCTTGAAGAGCCGAGCTACTTCGTCAAGCACTACATTGGCGAGGAGCCGTTCGACTATCAAGAGGACTTTATGGACCATAAGTCCGACCGTAAGGCCTTCGTTTCTGGCCGACGTGTCGGTAAGTCTCGGACGGCCTCGTGGCTCGCACTCTGGAAAGCGATTACGTATGAGGGCGCAGAGGTACTCCTGACGGCCAAGGCGCAGCGCCAGTCGATGGAGCTGTTCAATCAGATTCAGAAGGAGATTCGCACCTCTGACATCAGCGAGGACCAGTGGGGCATCGTCCGAGAGACGCGCACTGAGATTAATTTCGACAACGGTTCACGGATTCTCGCACTCCCTGTCGGGCGAGACGGGGCGAACATTCGTGGATACGGTGGGCGTAACAATATGATTATCGTGGACGAGGCGGCCTTCATTCCAGACGCCGTATTCCAAGAGGTTCTCTCGCCGATGATGGCTGTTGGTGGCGGTCAGTTCATTCTACTCTCGACGCCGTTCGGGAAGAAAGGCTTCCTGTACGAGCGATTCAACGACCAAGAATGGTACACGATGCAGGTTCCGACCTCTGCCAACCCGATGATTGCCGACGACTTCATCGACGAGCAGCGCAAGAATCTGACGAACACACAGTTCAAGCAGGAGATTCTCGGCCAGTTCGTCGAAAGCGCAGACAGCTTCTTCACACGAGAGGAGCTAATGAACTGCGCGCAGGAGTCGGTCGAGCAAGAGAGCAGCCTCACGTTCCTCGGCGTAGACCTTGCATCGTCGGGACAGGACGAGTCGGTTTATGTATGTGTCGATGATGAAGGAAACATCTTCCACATCGAGCATACGTCGGACAAGCCGATGACAGACGCGATGGGGCGAATCCGTGAGCTTGACACGTACTACGATTTCAATAAGGTTGTTATCGACAGTACGAGCCTCGGCCAAGGTGTTGTTGACCAAGTGGAGGAATCGCTTGGTAACAAGGTCGAGGGCTTCAAGTTTACGAACGAGAAGAAGCAATCGCTGTACAATACACTGAAGAACGAGCTTCAGCAAGGGAAGCTATCGTTCGAGTACGTGCCGGGTAAGAACGACAAGGCTGGTAACAAGATGGTGAACCAGTGTCTCGAACTTGAGAAGTCGTTCACCAGTACCGGCAAGATGCGTATTGAACATCCCCCGAACGGCCACGACGACTTCTCTGATGCGTTCGCGCTCGCAATTTGGGCCAAGAGTCAGAAGAAGTTCGCTCGCTCGGACAAGGCGAGTATGCGACCATTTAATCTTGGCAGTCTAAAGTGATATAATTATGACAAGAGCAAAAGTACTCGAAGGAGAACATCTCAAGACGGGGGACCAAGAACCCGACCTGTTGGTACAGCTTATCAAAGATAATCGCTCGCCGAAGGACTTAAGTAGTGTCGGCTCTATCGAGGTCCATCTCAAGCAAGCAGACAGCAACGAGACACTCGTAGAAGACGACACGGCTGGCAATGTCACCATAGAGGCCGCCACTGACGGCAAGGTTTCGTATGCGTGGCAGACTGCCGATACGGAGACGGCGGCCACACTCGTCGGAGAGTTCGTCGTCGTTGACTCGCAGGGCGAGCAGGCAACGTATCCGAACGATGGGACCTTTAAAGTCTTCGTCGAGGAGGGCATCGCATAATGGCACGACAAGGATTCTCGCTTGATGCAATCCGTGAGGGTGTCGGCAAGCGAACAGAAGAGCTTAATCCTGACGCAGAGCCACACTCTGTCGAGGACGACCGGCCTGACCGGACACGCCCCTTCTCGTTCGAACACTCCGATTACGACAGGACTGAAGCGCCAAAGGACGAGATGCGGAAGTACTGGCGTCAGTTCGAGACGACGCCCATCGTCCGTAAGCCGATTACCTCTTTTGCATCGAGAGTGACCGAGCCGGGCTACTATCTCGAAGCGCGAAACCTCGAACAAGACGAAATCGAGGACCTCGGTAAATGGCTCAAGAAGTCTTCGATTATCGAAGGGCAGCCGGGCAAGGATTTCCGCCTGCTCGCAAAGAAGGCCATCGTTCAGCGTGAGGTGCGCGGGACGGCCCTCATCGAGAAAGCGCCGCACAAGAATAATCGTGACCAAGTGGCTGGCCTGAAGCTCATCAATCCAGAAGTGTGTGAAGCTGTCACTCGGCCACAGCAGAATATTCTCGTCGCGCCAGATGATGGCGACCGATTCCCCGATGCGCCTGACGCCGAAACTGGTGGCAAGGCCGCGTGGCTACAGGACGTTATCGAAGCGCGAGAAGTTGACTGGGGCGTGAGCGACCGCATCCGTCGCGGGATGGACGACGCTGACGATGACCTGAAAATCGGCTTCCGCCGAGACGAAATCATCCCACTGACGCGAGACGCTGACGTGGGCGAAGTGTTCGGAACCTCTCGTATCGAGGCAGTGAGTCCTCGTATCGAGGGAATCAAGCAGAAGCTTGACGACAACGACCAAGCAATTTCGAGCAAGGCCTACCCACTCTGGCTCTTTATGTTCGGCGACCCTGAGACGACCGGCGTGTGGGACTCTGACGACATCGACGAGTTTATGTCGGCCCACGAGATGGAGAACTTCCACCCCGGTATGAAACAGGGAGTTCGCGGAGACGTGTCCGTCGAGACAATCTCGGGCGAAGTGTCGGACATCGCGGAATACCTGAACTTCGACATTCAGTGGATTATGTCGAGTATGCCGATGCCGATGTTCACGCTCGGCTCCTTCTCGGAGCGGGGCGCATCGGTCGGCCAAGTGGCAGGTGTCGCGCAACAGCAGAACGTCAATCGACAGATTAAAGAGGCTCGCCGCGAACTCGAAGAAGAGTTCAGCCCTGTCATTCAGGAAGTGGCGAAGCAGCAGGGAATCGACGAAGAGCGGGCCGAAACGATTCGCCTCAGACTCGGCAATCCGGGCGACCCTGACCCTGAGGTCCGCCGCTCGCAGCAGACCATCCGCTACGTCTCTGACGCGAAGGGGGGCCAAGGCGGTGTCCAACAGCAGCAACAGCAGAGACAGCAACAACAGCGACAAGAGGGCGTAGAAGAGCCTGACGTGACCAGCAATCCGAACACTGTTGGTAAGGGCGAGACGCCTTCCTCGGTCGATAATCCGACCCCGGACCAGCCAATCGCTGGCGTTGACGAAGACGCGAATCCCTTCGTAGATATTCAGGTTGATAAGGGAACGACCACTGAGGAAATCGATAGTGAGTACGCGAACGTGTGGGATGCGGCCCGCTCGGGCGCAGAGCTATCCGATGACCAGAATCAGCAGGCGCTCGCCAACAAGGTCTTCCGCGTGCTACGAGATGTACGCGAGGCGACACTCGACAGTGTGAGCGAGTCGTATGGGAGCAACCCACAGTTCGCCGCAGTCGAGTTCGAGAATGTTGCGAATACGCAGCTCAACAACTCTGTTCGTGAAGCGGGCCTCCGGCGTGAGTCGAAAGATGTCTTCGCCGAACTGGTTCGAGGTGTCGAGCGAGATTACGGTAATACTCACTCGGCCTTCAGTCAAAATCAGAACGTTCGCTTCTACGCACAGACGTTCGAGAATGCGGTCAGAGACGCCGCTGAGGAGATGCTTCGTCGCGCAAGGGTATTGGTCCGAGATGGCGTTGTAAACGGAGAGCAGTGGCCTCACGTCCGTCAGAGAGTCGAGGACACATACTCCGATGCCGAGCTACAGAATCGGGCGAATCTCATCGCACAGATGGAGACGAAGCGCGCACAGGAGACGACCAAGTTGCAGCAGTTCGAGGCAGCCGACAACATCGTTGGAGTGCGTGTCAACAATCCTAACGCGAGTGCGCGTGTGACGGAACAGCTACACGGAGCGACGGCCCTGTTCGAGCAAGGTGAAATCGATAATCAGCTTGCCTCGCAGGTGCGAGCAGATGCGCTCCGAGAAGGGTTCGACCCACTGCCGAGAACGCCGCCGTATCACTTCAACGATACGACGACGCTCGAACCCGTGTACAGAGACGAAGTTTAGGCCAAAGATTTATGTATCCACCGATGACGGCGAGTGAGGCCAACAACATAAACAACTCGCCCGAGGCCCTTGCGATACACCTATAGGTGATAACAATGGCAGAAGACGTAGACAACGACTACTACTACGACGAAGGTACAGTTAACGAACAAATGGACGACTACGCGGTTTACGAGAAGGACGGGCAGGTTCACGTTCATTACAAGCCGGACGACAATGTAATGAAGGTGGACGACCTCGCTCACATCTTTGGCGCACAGCGTGGTCAGTTCACTGAGGCAGAGCTTGCAGAAGGAGAGGTTGCGCTCTACATCTCTAACGGAGACGGTGCAGGAGCGGCTGGCGACCTCGTGATGGCAACTGGTGGCTCCTCGACCGACGAGGGTACAAACGTCACTGAGTCTGTCGTCAACGCAGCGTAAATAGCCTCATCACCCGAGGGGTCTTGAGTCTTACGATTCTTACCCCTCGAAAGGTGGTTAGGGGTGTCCACCAACTATGAAAATCAACACAGTTGACCTATCAGACGTAGAACTGGAGGACGAGAACTCCTCCGAGCAAGAGGCAGAGCTACAGGAATGGCAACTCGGTGACATCGTTTCCACCGAGGATGGCGATGGCGTAATCGCAGCTTTCGTGGAAGAGCCGTTCGAGTTCCCGGTCGGCCAGAGCGAGGGCCAGATTGAGGAAGTCGAAGACCCTGACGACGAGATTGAGATGGAAGAAATCGAGGCCTCGCCCGAGGACCCCATCTATATTGTCGCGCTTCAGGATGGTGGCAGTGTTGCGGTTGGCGCTGATGAAATCGATGGCGATGGCTCGCTCGAAGGTGAGGGTGAAGACATTACTGAATGGCCAGTCGAGGAGGGCGCTGAGGCCGAGACTGCGCCGGTCTATCAGTATATGGATGACCCGAGTAATATGGCCGAGCTTCAGGAAGCGAAGAAAGAAATGATTATGGAGCGACAGGCAGCCGCTCTCGCTGATTATGTCGAGGAAGAGGATATGGCTGTGGCAGAACTCGGAGACTACTCTTACGAGGAGCTACAGAACATCCGTGGTGTGGACGACCCGCACGTCGGATTCGATGAGCTACCGCCCGGTTGGACGAGGAAGAGCGTCCTCCAAGCGTGGGCATCCCTTGGCGGAATGTGGCGCACCTGTTTCCCACGAATGGTGCGCGTTCGCGGCCCCAACTTTGCGAAGAGATTTTGCTCGGCGCTGAAGGACGAAACCCTCCGAACCGAAGAATGGCGTGGAAAATTTTAAGAAATAGTACTAAAATTAAAACAAACGTAAAATAATATTCTGGAAAATTATGAGTTCTTCGAAACAGGCTTTTAAGGCTGTGAACTATCATTTAGAGCTAACCAAAAACTTTAAGTATAGTGAGCTACAACAATGTTGTATGCAGTGTAAAACCTGTGAAGAAGAACACGATAATTTGCATAATCACGTTGTGAATGAGCATTTAACCGACTCGAAAGTGGTTCTGTTTTGCGGACACTGCGAAAAGCCATTCTGTAAATATTCGTATAGAGTGAACAATGGAGAAGACTTCTGTACAAGAGATTGTGCTGATAAGTTTAAGGCAAAGGATGGACTTGACACAGAATGTACAGAGTGTGGTAATGAGATTCACATTCCACCATCACACGTTAAAGAAGTAGATGGATATGAGCAGAAGAACCACTTCTGTGATAAGGAATGTGAGTCCTCGTTCAAAACCCGCGAATGGGTTGGTGAAAATCACCCAAGTTGGGATGGTGGTCGAGAGCGTCTTTACTGTAACGAGTGTGGAGACGAATACTACGTAAAGCCAGCAAACGTTGACGAATCAAAATATTGTTCGGCTGAGTGTAGAGTAGAGGCGAGCGTTGTAGAGGTGGATGAATACGAATGTGCTAATTGTGGAGACACTGTAGAAAAAATGGCACATAATGTGAAGGGTGAAGAAACAACCTGCTCAAAAGAATGTTACAAAGAGCATATGTCTTCAATCCGTAAAGGTGAAGACAACCCTCAATGGGAGGGTGGTCGATTTGACTACTATGGTCCCAACTGGCCCGAGCAGAGAGAAAAGACACTCGAACGAGACGAGTACTGTTGTCAGAATTGTGATATGACCCGAGATGAACACTATCAAAATTACAATGAGGATTTACACGTTCACCACAAAGTAAAGCGACGGCAAATAATCGACGAAAACGAGCCGACGATTGAGCAATTCGAGTTATCTAACTCTCTCGATAATTTAGTGACACTCTGTAAGAGCTGTCATAGAAAGTTAGAGAATTAAATTATGGCAAAAGAGATTGTAAATATTGACAATGCGGATAATAGTGGCAGTGACGAGACATTCACTGTCCAAACAGCATCGACACTTTCAGACGATAAGACGCTCCTCCATTACTATAATGGATTTAACGTGAGCGTAGACGTAACAATTACTGGAAGCAGAGCAGGCGACGACGACTTCAGCGAAGGGGTAGAACTCGTCTCTGCTAACACAGTCAGTGCTGGTGGAAACGCTGACTTCTATGTGGTAAGCGACCCGTGGGAGCAAGTACAGGTTCTTATCTCTCCCGGTAGCGACCCCACATCTGGCACATTCACAGTCCACCGTTCGGACGATAACTGATGGCACTCACGAAAGAGTGTCGTAACAATATACAAAATTCCCGGGAAGGAGAGTCTACACCTCTCCAAGCCTTGTACTATGTTATGACTTCCGGGTATATAAATCTTTCGGTAAGTATTGGAGATTTGATATAATGGTACAACGTGACGAAGTTCCAGAAGAAGTAACTGACATCGAGCGATGGATTCAAGATAAGTACACGCTGGAGAGTACCAGCTATACTGACAATCTCCCACAAGGCGGAGAACACCTGAAACAAAGAGGATACGGAGTTCAGCCAGATGGCGACCTTGTGGGAGATATGGCAACAGGTCAGTTGTTTTCGTTCGAGCAAGACCTTGCTGCTGGTGAGACATTTGTAAGCGACTGGTACGATACTGACGGCTTCAACGCGCTCGAAGTATTCATCGAGAGTGATGTAACGAGCAATTTCGATGGTATAAAGTTTCAGTTCACATCTGATACGCAGGCTGATACGCCACCGATTGACGGAGAGGAAACAAAGTCGTATCAGGAGTTCTATGCGCGGCAAGGATACAAGATTTTCAAGACTGAGACAAATCTCGATGGATTTCGCCTCATTTACGAGAATAACTCTGACCCAACAAATGGACTTAGAATTTTCGTAACGGCGAAGAACTCACTCTCACTCGATGGCGCGAACTATGTTGACCAGAACGTGCTTGGTGAGAATCAGCTCAGGGTCGGTAACGACCTTGCTGGAGAGGGACTCAAAATTGGTGAACCAACGTCGCTATTCGGTGATATGGCGACTATCTCTCGCTCGACTGTTCTGGATGTTGCGTCATCGTTTGGAACATCTGTCTTACGAGATGAGTTACTCACAACAGGAAGTGCATCGATTACAGAAAATCCATCCGCTGAAACTGGTGAGATTGAGATTGCGACTGGGACGACTGCTGGTTCTGAGCTTAAGCTGAGGACGGCAGAGTTTGGTCGATATACGCCCGGTTACTCGGCGCAAGCTGGTGTTGGAATCAGAGTCCCTGATGTTGATAACTTTACATCGGGAGAGGCACGATGGGGTTACTTTGATGACGAGGACGGCTTCTACTTTGGATACGATGGAACACAGCCTACAGGAAATCAGTTGTTCGTTGCTCGTCGGAGGAACGGCACTGAAACGCAACGAATCTATCGAGAGAACTGGAATCGGCAGAGCGCCGACGACGTATTCGACAGAGAGTTTGACATCGGGGATGGCTCTATTTATCAGATTGACTTCTCGTGGTACGGATATGGGATTGTCCGCTTCTCGGTCGTTGACCAAACGGCGAACGACTTGACCACAATTTCTCCTCGTCAGCAGACTGTCGCAGTCCACGCACTTGAAGTAGCGAACGAAACGTCTGTTTCTGACCCAAATCTGCCAATTAACGTAGAGATTGACAACGGTGCGTCAACTGATGACAACCGCCTTCGAATTGGTGGACGGCAGTTCTCTGTCTTCGGAGAAGAACCTGACGAGCAGAGAGATACGTCTGAGACGAATGAGGATGTTGCTATCCCGAACGGTACGTGGGGTCACGTAATGAGCTGGCGTCGTGGAAGCACAGGACTCGACGCTAATGCGAGAATTGGTATTGATGGAATCGACTTTGGTTCTGACGTGACTATTAAACTTGCCCTTGTGGTAGACGCGAACGTGACAACCAACAACTACACACTGCCAACGCTTACACCAATTGACGAAACGTTGCTTGAAGTGTCAACTGACGAGACTTTTAATGGGATTGGAGCCGGGACAAAGATTTGGGAGAAGTCGTTACAGGTATCCGGTCAGGGTCAGGCGCAGGCGTCGATTGGTGAAGTGGACGTTGGCCTTGGACTTGGGCAAAACAAGTCTCTTTCACTTATCGTCCAAGGTGTTGGCGGTTCTGGTACAGGAATTTCAACGATGCGAATGACTGAGGACTTCTGATGTATAGCGCAGATAACCGAAAGATTTATGACCCTTTTATAAGGGCCGACGCATATAGTATATAAATGACGACGAAAGCAACGGAAGCTGATATGTCAGGAATTACTGTCGTTGAGTTCGAGAATGCAGTACACTCTGAGGAGACGTATCTATCCTCTGAGCTTGCTGATGGGCCACCGTATACAGTACACGGAGTAGCCCTTGGTAACGACGATGTTACGAAAGGCAAATCCGGTATCAAGAAGAAGTGGCCTGCTGAAGAACTTGAGAAATCGGCAGAAACCCTGCAAGGAACAAATCTCGTAATCGACCACGAAAATAGTGTACACGGCGTCGTCGGACGTGTGACCAAAGCTGGTTACAAAGAAGACACTGGCGTTGTGTACGAAGCAGAGCTGTACGACGAAGACCTCGCTGAGAAGATTCAGAAGGGCCTTCTCGAAGTAAGCGTTCGCGGTCTACACAAGGACGTTGACGACCTCGAATCAGAGGTAGGCAGTGACGCACTGGTCGTTGAAGACATCGAATTTAAGAATCTCTCTGTTGTCCCATCCGGGGCAGCTCCTTCTAACACGCTCGAAATGGGCGAACACGCTGAACTTTCAGCAGCGGAGCTTTCCGCATTTACGAAGGACCTCGAAGCCGCAGAGCTTCAGGAAATCGAACCCGGAATGTGGGTTCAGTGGGGAGAGAATCGCGGTGTCACAATCTCGCAAGTTCAAGATGGTGAGATTGAGGTCGATATTTACGAGGAACAAGACGGCCAGTGGCGCTCCATCGAGCAGACTGAGATGGTCCCAACGGATGACCTATCCGAATGGGATGTAGACGAGGATGACATCGGTCCAGCAGCCGATGAGGAAGACGAGGAGTCGGACGAGGAGGAAGACTCCGACGAAGAAGAAAACGATTCTGAGGAAGCTGAGGATACCTCTGACGAGGAAGAGGAGAACCAGTCACCTGACCCGCCCGAGTTCGAAGAAGGAGATATGGTTCAGTGGCAGGTTGCCCCTTCAATGAAGGGTCGCATCGTCCACGCTCCAAGCAACCAAGACATCGTAATGGTTGAGGTTATGCAGGAGCAGGACGGCGAATTGACCGACACAGGCTTCACTGTTACGGCAGGGTACTCAGACCTGAAGAAGATGGAAGACGGCGGCGATGAGGACGAGGAATCAGATGATTCTGACGATACTGATACTCCTGATACTGCTGACGAGGAAGATTCGGAAGAAGAATCCCAGTCAGTAGAGGAGAACGCAGCCGTTGACCGAGGACAGTTCGTCAAATGGCGCGACCACGATAACAACTGGCGACACGGCCAGATTATCGAAATCGAGCAAGAGGGTCAGCAAATGGTCGCAACACTTCGTCGATTTACTGAGACGGGCGATAAGCTCGGCGAGACTGAGCAGAAGCCGATTCAGGGACTCGACAAGTGGGACACATCGTTCGAACAAGAAACCGACTCAGTGGAAACTGAGAGCGTCTCAGACGATTCTGAGTCTGCGGGCGATTCTGGCGCGACTGTCAATGACCTCATCAACGTCCTTGCGAGCGTCGTAGAAAACGCGAGTACGAGTAAGGATGTCCCGACTGAGGATGCCGAGCCTGACCACGAGCCGATGGGTTCGATGGAGAATATGTTCAACCGATTTATGGAGGAGGGCGGCTCGCCCGATTCCACGTTGGCTGACTTCATCGATTGGCTCAACGAGCAGGAAGAACTTGCTCGACAGGAAGTCGAAGGTGAAGACGACATTCTCGATGACCCTGAGGCTATCCGCCGAATGAAAGAGAATGACGCGGCATATATGGCATTCGTCTGGCAAGACGAGAATGCCCTCAACAAAGAGGACATCAAACAACTCTCCGAACTCGAAGAACGCTTCGACGATTATCCTGAGGCAGCATCGGAGAACGCTCAGATGGCGCTCGATGCACGAGAAGAAACCGACAATCCGAACGATTGTGGGACCGACGTTGGCTGGAAGCGTGCCAACCAGCTCGCCAACGGCGAAGGACTTACTCGTGAACAGGTTGGTAAAATGTCCGCCTTTAACCGACATCGTTCCAACTCCGAGAAATCGGACGAGGAGGGGAAGGCCGATTGTGGCTGGATGATGTGGAAGGCTTGGGGCGGAGACGAGGGTGTTGACTGGGCACAGTCGAAACTCGATGAAATCGAGGAAGAAAATGCAGCAGAACTTCAGGACTATGAAATGCACACTCCTGACTGGAGTGGCACGACTGAATCCGATTGGAGTACTCCCGATATGGAGGACTTCGACACGGACGACCTGTCCGAAATTGCGGACCACTTCCTCATCTCGGCAACGGGCTTCCCGCCTGAAAACTTCACAGACCTCAAGCTCCCGGTTGTCGAACCGAACGGCGACCTCAACGTAAACGCGCTCGCTGCTGTCAAAGGTGGGCGAGGCGTCTCTGCTGTTGAGGGGCTGGCTTCCGATATGGAAGACGAAATCGTTGAGTGGGTTAATTCCACTGCCAACGAGGAGTTCGACCGAGACTGGGGGAAGGACGAAGAAGAAAACGGTGAAGCAGAAATGGCAATGGATGTACCCGAGGACCATCGATTCTCGTCCAAGGAGGACGCAATGTCGATGGCGAATGAACTGGACCTCGACGGTGTTCACCAGATGGAGTTTGACGGTGAAACAATGTGGGTCCCCGGCGAATCGCACGAAGACTATCTGGATGCTGTCTCTGAGAACTCCAAGCACGGTGACGAAGAGGAGGACGATGAGGAGATGGCACAGTACATCGAAGTACAATCTGGCCCAACACAGAGTAAAACTGTTGGCGGGGTGCGAGTCCTCCCCGGCGATGACCTCCAACAAGCATATACCGGAGAGAGCGCAGCGGACTCACTGACACAACACACAAGTGATACTATGAACGAACAAATCGAAGAAAAGCTCGGCGAGCTGGACGACCCCGTAGCTGTCGAAGCAGAAGAGCTTCAGCAGCTTCAGGACAAGGCCGACCGGCTGGAAGAGCTTTCCGATAATATCGAAGCACTCACCGAGCGGACTGAGATTCTCGACGAGGTAGACCGAGAGGCAGTCGAGGAACTCCGCGACGGGGATGACCCTGTTGTGGTTGAGTCCGCTCGCCACGAGGAGCTTCAGTCTGAGGCCGAGCAGGTCAAGGGCGTCTATGCAGCACAGCTATCCGAACATTATGATGCGTTCGACTCGGACGAACTCTCCGACAAGTTCTCCATCGAGGAGCTTCGGGAGAAGTACGAGGACCAGTTCGGTTCCATTGAGGAACTGGCTGACTCCACGGATGCCGAGCCGAACTCGCAGGACCCGTCTGAAGAAGAGCTTGAAGAAGGCTCTGGCGAGGGGTCCGAGGAAGAGCTTGGCGATGAGGTTGCTCAGAAGCAGGAAGCAATCCGTCAGAAGCTCAATATTGGAGGTGACTAAGAATGGCAAACGTACAATCCGACCTTGACGCAGGAGACGAGGGTCGTCACACTGGCGACCGCCTCGGCTTTCCGCACCCTGTTCCTGACGGGACAGCAGAGGACGACGTTGCAGCGAATGGACCTGATGAGGGTATCCCTGTAGCGTTCGACGGTACAGATATTGCAACGGTAACTGGCGACAACTCTGACGACGTTGCCGGTATCGTCTTCACGTACCAGTATTACGGTGACTCGACGAACGGACCTTACGTTCGCGGGGACCGAGACGCTACTGTCGCAGTTCGTGGCAGCTACGTTGCAGACCTCACCCCTTACGTCGATGGTACGGCCACTGTCGCAGAAGGTGGCTCCCTTGGCGCAAACGGTGAGATTTACGTGAAGAACACTATCGACGCAGGCAACAATCTCTATGAGGTTGTGCTGCGATAATACAAGGTGATTTAGAATGGCACTAACTACAAAAGACGTAATTACGCAGGACTTCGTTCGAGAGACGGTCGAGGAAATCGTTGAAGAGAACCTCGTCTGGCGGCGCGTCTTCCGAGAGATTGGCGCAGAGAACATCGATTCGAACTCCTACACGTTCTATATCGAGAATGACAATATGGGTCGCCCGCAGATTGTGGGCGAAGGTGAGGAGCCGCCTCGCCACCAGTCGGACGTAACCGAGAAGACGGTTCAGTTCGACAAGTATATGGGAGAAGTCTCCATCACGATGGAAGCGATGGAAGACGGACTCATCGAAATGAAGGCCCGAGAGGTAGAGGACCTTGCCCGAGCAATGGCAGAACGTCTCAACGAAGAGGCGTACAACCAGCTTCAGGGCAATTGGCAGACAACTGACAACGATAGCAACACTATCGGAGACGGTAACGGAACGCTTTCCTTCAGCGACATTGTTGAGGGAATGAAGGCGCTCCGCGAAGACGATTACACTCCCGACCTGCTCATCGTTGACGTTGACGGATACACGGACCTCCTCACTGACTCCAACTTCAATCGCGCTACGGACAGCGGCGACGAGGTTGTACGAAGCGGTGAGGTTGGCCGAGTGGCAGGAATGCCTGTCGTCATCGACAACACGCAGGACATCTCGGGTGGGCACGGCGCAGTTGCCGTTGACTCCACGCGATACGGATACGAGCTTACTCGAACTTCGATGAGTACGATGGAGTACGAGGAGCCTTCCCGTCAGACGGATGTCATTCAGGCCTTCACTCGCAAGGCGTGGACGACTATCTTTGACGAGGCTGCGGCTGTAATCGACGGATAACCGTACTATTAGCATACTGCTCGGCACTCTAAAACGAATCGGATAAATGGCTTACACACCACGCTACATTACGAGAGAAGAAGTCCCAGTTCAAATCCCTGACGACTACAACGAACGGGAGAAGAACGATGCAATCGAGTTTGCAGAAGCATCTATTGAACTTGACCTCAACGATGGCGAGTCCATCGACGCTGGTAATGTGACGCCACTGGTGCAAGCAGCCATCAAACAGAAGGCGACCTGCGAGCTTGCGAAATCTGCGGATGACCCCAACTCGGTGAAACTGGGCGACCTTTCCGACGAAGGAACGAACAAGGTCGATTACGCACAATCCTTCTGTGACCGATACGATGAGATGGTAGGAAAACTGCTGTCGAGCGGATTGTTCGGCGAGAGTACTGACCCTTACGTGTACAACACATCTGACCCTGATTGCTAATGGCTGGAATCACAGGCATTGATGAGTTCGAGGAGTTCGCTGACGATATGGATAGTATCGTAAATGGCTTCTCGAAGGCGAAGCGGGATGCTATTAAAGCTACCGCTGATGATTTCGTCACTGCCTTGACTCAGCGCATCAGGGATACAGAGACGGCGAAGGGCGGAACACTCGATTCACGAACATCGCCATACTCACCCGGCGGAGAGAACGAGAGTTCTGACAGCAATCTCCACATCAGCAATAAGTCTGCGTGGGAGACTGAAGTCGTCGGAGATGATATGGCTGTCGTATTCCCGAATCCCGAGGTTCACAAACGAGCTTCGTGGATGGAATACGGTACGTCGAGTCACGGCCCGAGTGGAGATACACCGATGTACTTCCGCTCCGGTGGAGTGACGATAGTCGTGGCAGACAAGCCTGACCGAAACAGCCCCTTCTACACTCCCTACACACAACTGTCGGCTCTTGAGGGACAGAAGGAGGCGCTGTTCGCATACGGCGAACCCGGAGAAGTTGATGGTGTCGAGCCACAACGCTTCTTCAGAGGAGCAGTTCAAGACGTAAAGCGAGGCGACCGCTTGAAGGTGAATATGGGCGAACAAATCGACCAACTGTTCGAAGAACAGGGAATCGTACTGGAGGGTTCGTGGTAATGGTTCAGAGCAGAGAAGCACTGAACATCATTGCAGGGACGCTCCGACGTAGCCCAAAGTTCCCCGACGAAATGTCGTTTATCTTGCGAGAGCCTGACCCTGATGGGCAGGACGGCGCTGTTTCCGTTCCGGTAACAGTGTTGCAGGATACCGAAACCACACGAGATGACCCGTCCAATGATAACTTTGCTGGCTATCTGAAAAACGATGCTGGTGAACAAGTTGGCAAGATATATGAAACCAAGTGGGAAATGTCGCTCCAGATTGATATTTGGACGGCAGCAGGGTCGGACTACAACGTAGACGAACTCGGCCAACAATTACACGAGGTCCTCTATGCGTATGACACTCGTGGGCCAGATAAGACCTTTGTCGATGATGAAGGTGAACCGCGTGAATTGATTTACGATTTCACACTTCAGGATGGCAATAGGAATGACAATCTGGACCAGACTCCGAGCGTGCGGCGGTGGCGACAGCTTGCTCGGGTCCGAGGGGCCGAAGTACTAACAACAACCTCGGACGACCCGCCGGTTCGAAATGTCACACAACAATGACACAATCAAAACAAATCTCGGCCACCACCCCGATTCGTGGGGTTATGCCGAGCAGTATGCAACAAATGAATACAACACAGGTGATTAACTAATGGCAACTTATGGAAGTTTCCCGGGAGTACGTGTAGAAACGGAATCGGGTGGAATTTCCTCCGTCTCTATCGGTGAAGAGGAGAAGCTCGTCATCTTCGGCGAGGCCAACTACGTTCTCGATACCTCTGGTACGAGCGACGAACTGGTCGTAGAAGGTGATGATGCGAGCCTCGATGTCAGTGCAAGCGTGCCTGAGCAGATTAATGCTCCTCGCGTAGCTGACCTCAAGTTCGGTTCTGATACTGAACTCTCCGATGCGATGAAGGAAGCTCTGGCTAACGGCGCGAACATCGATTTCCTCTACGGAGTCGCTGTTCCGCGTACTTTCGTCGAAGGAGAGACGCAAAGTACACAGAGCGGTACACTCGATAACGTCGCTCTCGTGGAGAACACTGGAGCTGCGGTAGACTCTGGTGCTGACACGATTGGCGACCAAGGTATCGAAGTATCTGACACTGGTGGCGGTACGCTCGATGTGGAGCTACGTTACAGCGGCGCTCCGAATACGCCGAGCGATGCTGACACAGTGTTCATCAATCCGCTCACAGGAGAGTATGCGGCTGACGCTGCTCCTTCTGGAGACTTCGAGTTCAGTTACACGTACAACGACTACAGTACAGCATTTGGTGCGAGTGGACCGCGCAACGTTGTGAACGAGGACGAGACGGGCATTTTCCTTGCTCTCTCCGAATCCGACAATGTTGCGGGCGACCTCAACACCCAAGTCAGTGACCTACGGAACGATTACGTTCTCGTCAATGCCCTGCACTTCGCAGAGCCGAACGACGAGGAGCTAATCGATGCAGCGAACACGTCTGACGAAAACGGTGGAGCAGACGCTCGATACGATACGAGTACCTACTCCTCCGCGAACAACAGCATCAGCGAGGCGTACTTCTACAAGTTCGCTCCCGCTCGACTGGAGAACGTAGACAAGACTATCGGGGGAGGCCTCGGTGGGCTGTTCGCTGGTAATCCGATTAACGACCCAATCTACAACGAGGTCATTTCGGGCTACCAGTCGCTCGAACAGCAGTTCTCCAAGACCGATGCTGACAATATGCGGGCAGAGGACATTATTCCAGTCCGCTCTGGTGGAAACGTTCGAGTCAAGGGCAACCGCTCTACTGCCTTCAGCGTAAGCGATACGGTGGCGGCAGACTTCTGGACTCGACGTATCACCGACCGTGTAATCCTCATCGGTAAGCTGATTGGTGACGCAATCCTCGGTCGCATCAACGACCCCGAGACTCGCGCTCTTGCAGAGCGTCGTATCTCGCAGGAGATGCGCCAGCTTGAGAGCCAGCGTCTCATCCGAGCAAACACGGCAGATGAGACGAACTGGTCTGTCACAGCTTACGAGGACCCGACCAATCCCGACGAGGTGAACATCGACATCGCGTTCAGTCCATACGGAATCGTCAAGAATGTTGACGAAACCATCACGGTGGACACAAGCTAAGGTGATATAATATGGTAGACAACAGCTACAACACAGACACGGCTGGAGATTACAGAAGCGAACTCAACGACGAGAAGGAGGTCGGAGCTAATTGTGAGCTTCAGATTCCTGACGGAACGACGATTCCTGTTGAGAACGTTTCCTTCAGCGAGGAGGCTAACACCTCTGAGGTACAGTACACTGGCGGCTTCTCGCAGAGTATTGCTGTCACCGGAGTGACGTACAGCGGTTCGTTCGACATTCCCGGTAACGCATTCGACGTTCGTGACGAGGGATGGGACGATGGTTCGTCCAACTCGGACAACACAACCCTCCCCGAGAACATCGACAATATGACGATTATCACGAGCGAGAAGACGTGGACCTTCGAGAACGTGCTGCTCAACAGCCACTCGAAGGACATCCCGTCCGACGACCGAACATCTCAGTCGTTCGACTTTATGGCTGAGAAGCTGACGGTCGCGTAAACAGGATAACACAACTAACACGAGTGAGTAGCGTTCACTCGGTACGACGAAAATCCCCCGCCCTTGCCCGAGGGCGTTAAAACGACACACCACTCTTTTCCGGGGAGGACCGTCGAGTTATTTCGCTGCATAGCCACTGACGATAACGAGGTTACTTACAGCTATGGAACAAGAAAGCGCACTCGACTTCTACAAACGACTGACGCAAGGTACAGAGCAGTATAAGACTATCGAACTCGAACACGAGACGGGGGCAACCCTGAAGGACGTGCGGATGTACGCCATCGACAAGCAGACGCTTGCTGGCGTCATTGAGCGACTCCCTGACCAGATGTTCGAAGCTGTCGAGGGAGCGGAAGACGCGGATGCAGCAGAGGACGACCTCGAAGAGCAGGGCGGCGACCTCGCAGCAGTTACCGAGGAAACTGTCGATGCGTTCGAGGACCTTGTTGCAGAGTCCCTCGACCACGAGGAACTGACTCCCGCGCAGATTAGTCACATCGCAGAAGAACTCAACTTCGAGACGCTGTTCGAGTTGGGTACTGAAATCATCAATATGTCCGTGGAAGACACGGGTGACATCCGAGGTTTTCGAGAACAAGAATAGGCCAATCGCTCTGGCAATCGATTTCCTCCGGCGCTGCCCCATTTTCGGTAGTTGACGAGGAATCGGGCGAGCGACGGCAGGCCTATGCTGATGACCTCACGGATGCACAGATGGAGTTCATCTTCCTTGCAAAGCAGGAGCGTGAAAAGATGAAGCGCGAATCTGCCGAGCGGGAGATGCAGAAGAATCAGATGAAGCAGAAATTCGGCTAACGCCAGAACATATATAATCCCACCCACCAATGGCAAAGAATCTAAGTCTTAGTCTCGAAGCAACAGACCAGTTATCCAGCAAACTGAAAGATGTCCGTGACGCAGCGGCGGAAGCTGCGGGCGCGCTGGAAGAAGCAGAAGACGCGATTAGCGGCATCTCCGACGATATGCGGAATGCGGCAAACGCTGCCGAGTCGCTTCAGGAGAATCTACAGGACATCGGGTCCAGTGCTGGTGCTGCCAAAGGTGGGACGAGTTCGCTCGATAGCGAGCTTCGGGATGTAACAATTAGTGCTGAGTCTGTCTCGCTCCAGCTTGACGACGTTGCGTCGAGTCAGATGAAGGCTGCGACCACGGCGCAGGTCAATGCTGATGCACTCGACCAAGAGGAAGAACAGGCACAGGAAGCGAGCAGTGCCCTTGGACGACTTGCTGGTGCGCTTGGAATCGAGTCTGCTGCCGCTGGTGCGAGCGTTGCACCGAATCGAGCAGCAGCCGGAGCGATTGATGAAATGGGCGACGAAGCGTCTGAAGCCAGAAACAAGATGGCTGGTGCTGCATCGATGGCTGACTTGCTCTCGCTCAAGAGTAGTGCCCTCTCGATTAACGTCGGTGCGTTCACAATCGCCCTACGGAACCTTACGACACAGGTTCCACTACTCGTTGGGTCACTCGGTAATCTTGCAGCAGCGTTCGCTGGCGTAGCGACTGCTGTGAGTGCTGTCGGTGTCGGTGGATTCGCAGTCGCACTCGGGGGTGCAGTAGCCCACGTTGAAGAGATTGCGGGTCCAATGGCAACGATGGAGGAGAAGATGGCGGCAATGCAGGCCATCGGCCAAGAGTTTATGTCGATGCTCCGAGAGGGGATTGCGCCACTTGCAGAAATGGAGGGGTCTATCGATGTCTTCATTTCGCTGCTTGAAGGAGTAGCAACAACAGTTCGCGCCTTCTCCGAGGCCATCGCTGATTCGTATGAGGATGGTCCACTACGGGAAGCTATCAATACGCTTTCAGGAGCGTGGATGGATAGCATTACTGACATCGGCGAGTCCTTCGAGATTATGATTCGTCGGATGGAGAGCGCCGGATTGTTCGACTTCTTCGCCGCAGGAATCGAACAAATCGACGAGTTCGTTATCTTCGTCACGAAAGTGATGGAGGATATGATTCGGATTATGGGGCGCGTGAATGAGGATAACGCACTCAAGAACTTCCTCACTGAGCTAATGCAACTTGGCCGACAGGTTGCCGGTGGACTCGCGCCACTGATGAACGTCTTCCTCGACATCGTTGGCTCTGTTGCGGAAGAACTAAGTGCCCTCGGCTCCGAAACGATTGGCACTATTGTCCAGATTGTCGCACTTGGACTTGCTGTCAACAAGCTTGTCTCTATCGTTAGTGGCATTGCACAGCCACTCGCTATTTTCGCAGGCCACCTTGGTGATATTGTTGGCGGTTCGAACAGTGTGACCGAGGCGATGGGCCGGATGACCAGACGGATGGTTCTCGGTCTGTCGAGCATCTCCGGTGGCTTCGCCAGCCTGACGCAAGTGATTCAGACGGCGATGCCATTCTTCGACCCGGACGAGAACAATATGCAGGAGATGTTCGATGCGATGGACAAGAACAGCGGAGTTATCGGCAAACTTCGCGGAGCATTCTCCTCACTCTCTACCGAGGGTGGCGTCTTCAGCCGAATGGCAAACGGCGCTCGCCAGCTTGGTGCAGAGCTTGGTGGGAACGTCCTGCTTTCGATGCAGGAAACGAACGCCGCAATGCGTGGAGCAGGCGAGTTCGGATTCGCGCAGAATCAGATTGACGACCTCCAGCGAGCGACACAAGAGTGGGATGCGTTCAAGAATCGCACCACACGCCGCATCACGTCGATGGGCGACGACGTAACGTCCTCGATTCGTGAGACTGTTGGCGGAATCGCTGGCTCGTTCAATCGACTGCCGGGCCGCATCGCTGGCGGCATTAACAGTATGACCGACTCGATTGCACACGGGTTTACGGTCGCCGGAGCAAAGGTCTTTGCCTTCCGCAAGAAGCTCGGAAATATTGGAAGCTTCAGTGGATGGGCGTCCTCGATTCGACAGCGAATCGTGAGCATCGGCCAACAGTTCGGAGTACTGATTAGTGGACCGATTGTTGCGTTCGGCCAAGCTGTTGACGACGCTGCTGATAGAGCAAGAAGCTCGCTCAGTGATTCGGTCAGCAGTGCGCGGTCGCTCGGTCGGTCGATTATGCGAACGGTCATCCCGAACTTCCTACAGTTCAAAGCCGTCTCGAACGATGCCGACTTCGGGACTGCGTTTATGCGAGCAGGCAGTATGCGAGAGGCCTTCAGCGATAGTCTGAGTCGCTTGCCGCAGAATATGAGTTCCATCTACGGAACACTCGAAAGCAAGACGAGTCGGATGATGCAGCGCCTTACGGCGGTTATGTCGAAGGGCGCAGTCGGGCTTATCAAAGTGTTTGCCGCACCGTTCTTCGGATTCCTGAAGGCGTTCGACGTAGCGGCAGACCAAGTGAGCAACCTTGCTGGAGGGATGCGGCAGTTCGGTAGCTCGCTTCAGACGAGCGTCGTTAATGGCTTTGCTGCTGTCAGAGAGTCCGTTGGTCGGACGACACAGCGCCTCAAGCTGTTCCGACACACGTTCTCCCTCCTTGGCGGAGGAATGACTGACAGCTTCCGTGAGGACTTCAAGAGCGCGTTTAATCTGGCGAGCCTCGACCTCGGTCAAGCGAACTTCGGTGGGATGATTGACGAGGATACTGGTGAGAAGATTGCTGATAGCGCAACCCTCTCGCCTGATTTGGTCAAGAGTCGCATCGACCAAGCATACGTCGCACCGATTCGGGAGCGGCTTGGACGACTCAAGAGCGCGGCGCTCGGCCCACTCGGTCAATTCAAAGATGCAGTTCTCGGGTCGATGGGCGACCTCAGAAACGCTATCCCGTCCATCAGCGGCGTCACAAACGCTTTAGATAATAAGTTCGGGTCAACCCTTACCCGGATTGCGAACGGGCCTCTGAAGACGCTCAACGGCGCTCTGTTCAATGTCGGAGATTCGTTCCGAGACTTTGAACTGAGTACGGATATGACGTTCACTGGTTTCATCAGTGGTATCAAGCAGATGGCAGCACAGGCGATTCTCGCCATCCCCGGAATGACTGCGCTCAATGAGCGTATCGAAGACCTCGGTGATGGACAGGGTAAGCTCGCTGCACTCAACTCGATGTTCGCACGCCTTCGAAACAGAATTAGTGCGAGCATTATCCCAACCATTACACTCAGTAATGCGTGGACTGCGCTGAGTGTTCGGATGGTTCAGGCTGGTGGAATCACGTCTACACTCGGTTCCGCGATGATGTGGGTCGGCAATATTATGAAGGGCAACGTTGCTCTGACAACCGGCCTCAAGTCTGCGTATGCGTCGATGGTTGGCGCTTCCACGAGTGCGAGCCTCAGTCAACTGGCATACGCAACTGCGACGACAATCGCAAGCGCGGCCACGTCTCTGCTCAGTGGTGGTATCTCCACGCTGCTTGGCGTTCTCGCAACGCTCGGTATGGCACTGGGTGGAATAGTGGTCGTTCTTGGCGCACTGGTTGCAATTCTCGGCACAGCCGCAGCCGGGCTGATGATGCTCGGCCAAGGTGGACAGAGTGCTGACGATATTATCAGTGGCCTCAAGGAGACGCTTGAGAACATCGGCAATGCGGTGATGCCGCTCGTTATCTCCTCCGGTAACGCGATGATGGATATATTCAAGTCTATCCTCGCACCAGTGAAGGCACTCGTTGGTGGCTTCAAGGACATCGCTGTGGCCCTCGGATTTATGGAAGAGGGTGGCGGCGCGTCTGGAATGGAGATGTTGGGAACCTCGGCCCAGTTCCTCGCTGACGTTGTTAGCAGAGTTGGCGATGCCTTCAGAGTGGTTTCCGGCGTCATCACCAATCGTGTCAATACGATGATGGACGCACTCCAGTCCTTCCTCGTTGACATTAGCTTTGGCGATAAGGTGCGCTCGTGGATTGGCACACTGAAGCGCCTCGGTCAGCAGATTATGGGACTCGTTGACCCAGTGATGGCCTTCTCCAATGCTATCTTTGGCGACCTGATGGGAGTTGTCGGCAACCTCGTCACAGCGATTATGGACGTGGTGAACGCCTTCGCCGAGGCCTTCGGTCTTGGTGGCGGTGTGTTCAGTGGCTACCTCACAGTGATGGAGGAAATCTACTCCTTCCTCATTGGACTGGTTGCACCTGTACTCAACCTACTTGAGTCTATCTTTGGTGCAATCGTTGGCGTCGTCAACGTCTTCGTCGATATTCTGGCTGGTGGCCTCATCGCAATCGCCGGACTACTCGGCGCAGTAATCGACCTGACGGTCGCCTTCCTCGAAGGCCTGACTGGAATGAGTGGCGGCGAGATGGCAAGTGGTGTGATGGACGCATTCGGTATGATTGCCGATGCGGTCGGCCCAGTAATAAATGCTGTGGCTGGCATTATCGACGCACTTGTCATTATCGGTGATGTTGCAATGTCCATCCTCGGCCCAGTTGTGAACACGTTTATGGGCGTCTTTGGTGTCATCGCTGACGTACTGATGCCAATTGTCCGTGGAATCGGCCAACTGTTCAGATGGGTCTTCAATAGTATTATGGGCGTTGTCGGTGGTGCAATCGACTTCATCATCAGCTACTTCCAGACGTTGTGGGATATGGTCAATATGATTCTATCCGGCAACATTATGGGAGCGTTCGAGCGCCTCGGGCGATTCATTATGAGTTCGCTCGGCGGAGTGTTGAACTTCGTCGTTGACCGATTCAAGCAACTCGGGATGATTATTTACAACGCCTTCGGTGCTGTCATCGATGCGATTATCGGAGCGTTCCTTGGCATCCCTGACGCGCTTGGGTCGATGTTCGGCCAGATTATCTCCGGTATCCAGAGCGCGATTGCCGGAGCGTGGAACGACACCATCGGTGGAACTGAGATTGTTCCATCCTTCAGTATTGGTGGCATTCCGAAAACACCGTTCGACGGAATCGACTTCGGTGGAGTGACGGTTCCGAATATCGATACAGGCGGTGGCGGAGAGCAGGGCGGTGGCTCTGGTGGTGGCGGCGGCGCAGGCGGTGGCGGCGGTGCGCCAAGCGACACAGATATGGACCAAGAGGACCTCTTCTCTGGTCTTGACACAATGGGCGGCCTCGGAGAATCCGCACAGGAAGCGGCGATGGGCGGCCCTGCCACTGGCGTTGAATACAACGAAGGTGACACACGGAACAACTTCAACCAGAACATCAGCGCCGACCCGCAAGACAAGGCACAGATTAGCCGGATTGCGAAGGACGCAATGGAAGAAGCAAACAGCTTCGCTCGCAGACAGCAGGGAGGTCAGTAATTATGGCAATAGATGACGCATATAGCGGTGACGCAGCGATAGAATTTAAAATCGATTCAATCCAGTACGAGGATGATGCAGATAATGAACCCGACCCAATAGAGTTCGAGTACACGAAGCCTGCGGTATCGATGGACACATCCGGGCGCTTCGTCAAACACGAAGTTATTGGCGGGACGACTGTTCGGCAGAAAATCGGTGAAGACCCTATCGAAGTAACTGTAACGGGCGTCTGTAAAAAGAGTGTTGCACAAGACCTCGCCGCATTACGTGATGCACAGTACGGGTCAATCTATCACGACCACTTGCCCGGAAACGCACTGCTCGTACAGTTCGCTTCAGCGAGTACATCTCCAATGTCTGATAGTGGAGCATATCCGCTCGACCCTGATGTCGATGAGTTCCTTTACTCGTTCGACCTTTCCTGTGTTGAGGTGACAGTCAACGTATGACAGAAATCATTAACGACACTATCAAAGATGTGACAATGACAATCGACGGTGATGATTGGCTTGTCTCAGAGGCAATCGTTGAACTGTCGGAGGCGAGTACGCCTAACTATGTTGACATCAATAAGATGATTCCTGACTCTGAGGCAGGGACGAGTGTTCCGTCACCACCAGACCTGCTCATAGATAAGGATTACGAGCTTCGCGTCGATAACGAGCTTATCTCACAGAGAGACACTGACGCAGATGAAGATACGCTCCTATTTAAAGGGAAGCTCGCAAACATCTCGGCAACTGGTGAGAAAACCTACGAGGGAATCGCATACGACCCATCACAGGAGGGATTCAATGCGTCTCAAGGAAGTGGGTCGATGATGAATCAGACGATTCAAGTTGCCTACCCATTCATTGGCGCTAATCTACAGTTCAGCCTCTTTGCTGGTATGAACTTTGAGCCACGAACGAGGCTCTGTAGCTTTATCATTGATAAAGTTATCGATGAGATGGGACTCGAAAATGCTGACAATCAACTTACATCCGGCGGTGTCACGAGAACTGGTCCCGGTGGTTCTGTCACTGGTGCGATAGACCAGCAGATTACCTTCCCGAAAAATGAGATGAAGGTCAAGCGAATCCTTGACCTCGTGGCAGAAAGTACTGACTCTACGTACTGGTTCGACAAAGAGGGTGTTTTCCACTTTGGCGTACCCGACCCGACGAAGCATATCCTACACCTCATCACAGAAGCAAGTGACGGGATGACAACAGGGCCATATCAGTCAGTCAAGGTCATTGGCTCTGACGTTGTATCGGAAGATGGGTGGAACCGAGAGTCATCGATTCCAGAAGAACGAATCGTGAAGAAATACGTCGTTGCTCGTAACAGCAATACCTCTGCACTTCAGGCCATCCCACTCGAAGAATCCGAAGCCAGCGAGATGCCTGAGCCTGTGTTCGAGTATCGAAATGCACAGATTACAACAGAGGCGCAAGCTGACAACGTTGCAAGCAAAGTTGCAAAAGACCTTGCCAAACAGCAGGCAGATGGGAAGATAACTGTTGTTGGCTTTCCTGAAGTTGTTCCACTTGATGCGATTCAGATGCCACAGGCGTCGGACGATAGCAAGGACAACTACTATCCGAATCAGCCGATGGGCGGCTACTCGTATGGTGTCTACAAGGTCAAGCATAAGCTTAACGGCAGCAATGGATTCATTACTGAAATCACACCAGCCGGACTTGTCGGCGCAGCGAGAGTGCAGTTCACACCAGAAGAAGATAGTCCAGAGGGACAAGAAGAAGGTGACGGTAGCTCGGGCGAGCTGACCGCTACAGAGCTACGTCGAGACTATGGTATGAGTCCACCGGGCGGCCTATAATGACAGGTGACACAGTATGAGTAAGTTTGATAGAAGCCAGACGGCACTGATTGAAAAGGTAGTTGACGAGAATGTTGAGCATCCTCGAATCGGTCGAGTAACGCAAGTCTACGAACACGGAGCAGTCGATGACGACTCCAACTTCGAAGTAGACGTTGACCTGATTGGAGACGGGGAGGCTGACATTACGCAAGTTCCTATCATCAGTCCCGGTGGCAATGATACAATCGACATCCCGAAAGTGAAGGATAAGGTCCTCGTCGTCTATAGCGAGGAGGGCAACTTCCAGCCATATGTACTTGGCACAGCGTGGACCAATAAGGACCGCGCACCAGTCGGGCGAGCAGGAATGTGGCGCAAGCGATTCGACTCCGATGGTGCAAACTCGCCGTCTCCTGCTGGCAGCGGTGACGTGTTCGTTACTGGATACACGGGATACGACAAAGAAGGCTCGTTCAACTCCAAGTACGACCTCGAACCAGAGGACGCGCTTGTCCAGATTACGAAGCACTCGGAGGGTGATAACCTGAATCCACAGGACCAGCCCGACCTTCCGATGAAGCTTGAGTTCTACGACTCGCCGAAGAACGACGCGGCGCACATCACGATAGAACTCAATATGGACAATGGCTCTGGCTCTGATGCAACGTGGGGTATCAAGTTTGACGTGAAGTCTGGCGAGTTCCAAATCGTTGACCCCGAAGGATTCGGTATTCACGCGAAGGGCGATGGGAACTTTGACTGGCATCACAAGGACATTACGATGAACGAAGTGTCTGGACCGACAGGACCCCTTAATCTATGACGGTACTCGTTACAACGGACACAGGCAGCACACAGTCGGTTGAGGCGACCGGACACCCGAGCGACTGTACCGAGCCAGTGAGTGGCTCAGTGCAAGGCTCAGAGCCGCACAGCGTAACTGTGAACAATGCGGCGGGCGAGGAAAAGCCACTGGCCACATACGACCACGCGACCCTCCACTTTGACTCACACTCGCACGACTACTCTGAGCTGGAGGGTTGTCACGATAACGCCTCGCACGATTTGACGGAGGCGTCCGGCTATCTCAACAAAGGTAACTGGTCCTCGTCTATTAGTATCGACCCTGCAAATGACCCGGATACGCCAGTACTGGTAGCACAGACGGGCGTTGGCACTGACCCGAAAACTGGGAGTAATGTCAACGGTATTGCTGGTGGAGTAAATAGCTCAGTGAGTGAGAGTAATCCATAACAATGACACGAGATGAACCGAAAGATTTAAGTACCCCCAACGCCTTCTACTATATAAGTGTTTCGGGGTGGTCCGATGCCCGATGAAGAGTTCGGTGCAGGTCCGGCGCTCGACGAGAATCTTGATTTTTTCGTCGGACCAACAAACGACCTCGCACACGAGGACGGAATCGACGAGCTTGAAAAAGACCTCTCTGTCAATATGATTGCAGAGCTAACAGAGTTTGTTGGCCCGCCATCCACACCAAACGTGCGCTCACAAATCGCCCAAAATGCTCGGCTGACTGCACTTGCCGATGAGCGAATTTCGGCTGTCAACAAAGGTGATGTGGACGTGACTATCAACGAGAACAGGGAGATTTCTGTTTCAATGACAGTCAAGGTCAGCGGAGACGAAGAATACGACTTGGTGTTTAATGTATGACACACGAACCACGAACAATAGACGACATCTACGAGGAGCTGCGCGACGGCCTCAAAGGTCGTATTGCAAAGCTGACGAACTTCACAGAGACATCCTTCAACTTTGTCTGGACGAGGGCGTTTGCCACAGAAGTTCGAGAGCTTGAACTACGCGCACTAAACTCGGAGTTCGCAGGATGGGTAGACTACGCTGGTGGTCCGATTACGGAGGACGACCTCGAACGACTCGGCATTGAGGATTCAGTGACCCCCGAGGAACTCGAAAGCTTTACTGATGACGAGAATCTCGAAGAACTGGTAAAGATTGTCGGTGTCGAACGAGACGAAGGTTCTCCTGCAAGCGGAACTGTCGATATTGAGACAGACGTGAGCCGTGATGTCACGATTACTGAAGGCATCGAGGTAGCAACTGAGCCGGACCTCAACGGAGCGAGCCTCACATATGAAGTGACATATGGTGATGACGAATCCCCAGTTGAGTCCCCATCTGGACAGACTACTGCCGCTGATGTACCAATCGAGGCAGTCGAGGTTAGCACAGAGTACAACGTTCCGGCTAACACGATTAGTCGGTTCCCGTCTCCACCAATCGGGCTAACTGGTGTTAACAATCCCGAATCGGTGGACGGTGGGCGCGAGGCTGAGAGCAACGACTCACTACGCGACCGAGCGAAGAACGCGGTTCTGGAGCAAGCCGGTGGTGGAACAGTTGAGGGAATCCGTGGATTCGTTATCTCAAACGTCGAAGGCCTCAACCAAGGAGACGTGCTGCTCGAAGAGTTCACCGACCCGTGCCCACCATATGTTGACGTGATTGTTGACGGTGGTACGGAGAGTGAGGTTCTTGACGCAATCGAGCAATCTCGCCCTGTCGCAATTAAGCACAATCTTGTCCGGCCAGAAGTAACACAGATTGGTGTAGACGCGGCACTCAACGGAACTGACGTGAACGACTCGTTCGTCCGACAGGAAATCGAAGACTACTTACTCGAACTGGGACTCGGTGAGCCGTTCTACGAGGACGAGGTTATCCGTCGCATAATGAACAGCGACAACAACATCCTCAACATCGAGCAACTTCGGACGACTATTGACCGAGCGACAAACGAGACATTCACATTCGATGACACTGTTAGCACATACGAGCTACAGTACACGTATGCTGACAACGGAAATATCACGGTTGTTGACGATAGTGGTGACACCTACGAGGAGGATACGGACTTCCAAGTAGTTTCGCTCACAACAGGTGGTAATCCAAAAGTAATCGACTGGAGTATTAACGCTGTTACACCTGATGATGAGGAATTGTTCTTCGTCGATTACGACGTGCAGAGTCCGGCCAATATTGTTCGTGATGAGACGAATACGATGAACTTCGGCTTGTCTGACACGTTCACGTATGACCCGACGACGGAGGACTTCTATCGACTCAGCGAAGTACCATTCGACAGCAGTGTTTCGATTAGCGGATTCACTAAGGGCACTGACTATACGGTCGAATCGAGGCCAGAGGATGATGTAAGTGATACGTTCGTCTATCTCTCTGGTAAAGACGATTACAGACTCGATTACACGACATCCCTTTCGACCGAAACTGTCACGGATGAGGGAGGAACAACCTACTCTCAAGGAAGTGATTACGACATCGTTGACACTGATGGTGATGGCCGACTCGACACACTGAGGTGGCTTGGTGGTGGCTCCTCACCTGCTGCCGATAGTGAGTTCACTATCGAGTATCAGTCTGACAACTACATCCCACAATCGATTGTATGGGACACAAACGAGTCTACACCAAACTCGGCAGAGCAGTTCACGGTCAACTATGACCAAGCGTTCTACGATACACAGTACGAGATTGTGGACGCACCTGACGACGTGATTGAAGACGAGACGACTGCCACCTACACAGAGGATACGGAGTACGAGTTTGCCGACTACAGTGCCGATGGTGAGAACGATGGTGTTCTCTGGATTGATGGGCAGACGACTCCATCTGGTGGCGAGGACTTCTATCTCACCTACACAAGTGAAGGTAACAGAGTGTTCGAGGTTCGCCAGAAGGCTGACCCCGGTAGTGTGACGGTGACGACCCAATGAGCAATCGCTTTACTGACCGCCTGCCTTCGATTTTTCCGAAGGGTACTGTTACGGTCGAGGAAGAAAAGGTCTTCCAGACCTACAGATTGCAGGACGGGACGCGCCATCCACAGCTCGCATATGAGCTGAATAAGGGTCCAATCAATTACATTAAAAGTGTCGAGGCAGAAGTTGACGGCGACCTCGAAACGCTTGAGGAAGATACTGACTATCAGCTCGGTCCAGATAAAGAGCAGATAGAGTTCGGCATCGGTGGCGTAAATCCTGATAACGACACACAGTTCACAGTAACGTATGTGGCTGAGTCGATTATCAGTCGATACACTGATGAACACACGAAGATATTCGACAAGACCGAGGACCATATTGATAATTCGGTCACAACGAACCACGTTGATAAAGCTACTGGTGCGGAGCTTGACCGAATTGGTCGAATCTTCGGCGCACTTGGCCGACGCTCTGGCCGAACTGACAGCCAGTACCGGAGCTACCTTAAATCTATCGTTCAGTCCTTCTCTGGACGAGGTACTGTCGATGGTGTCAAGTTCGCGGTATCGTCCGGCCTCGGCCCATCCGTTCCACAGGATGAGGTAACACTCGTCGAGAACTTCGAAGAGAACGAGTACGAAATCGAAATCGAGAACTTCGGCGACCTCGAAGGCATCAATCTGGCAACAGTTAACGAGCTGGCAGAACTGGCAGACCCGTCCGGTGTTAATCTTCGACTGATTAACTTCGGTTTCGACCCAGTTACATCCTCGCTTGTTGGAGATGACGTTCTCGCTGAACAGACTATCGAGGCAGTCAGAGTCGCTCACGTCAACGATGATGACCGCGTTCAAATCGACGTAAACAGCCTGCTCTCTGCTGACCCGAACACGTTCACATCTGTTGAGGAGCAGACGCAGACAGACTTCAATCGGTTCAGAACTGACAAAGTTCTCGGTGCATCGTGGAACACTGGTGGCACAATCCAGATTGACGTACACGATGACGACAATACACCCATCTCCTCGGCCAACAAGTTCGAGGTTCAGAATGATGATGAACAGGTAACTGACGATACACAGAGCCAGCAAACCGAGGAAGTGAAGGTTGCGACTGCTGACTATGGGCGTGACCAGATTGACACGACCGACGACGGGACTGAAGCAATCGGTCCAGACCCGGAAAGCTTCGAGACAAGCTCGGAGCAAGTATCTGACGATGAGTCGGCAGTCCGTACCGACCAGCTACAGACAGCGCACTACGAGACTGGCAAGCACGAGATTGACCTGTATAACCTGTTGAACGATGACCTCGATACGCTCGTCACATCCGAGATGGCTGGCGACGATACACAGAGTCAGCAGGTAGATGCTGTTCAGATTGCCACATCTTCCTATGGTATTGGACAGATTCACGTCTCGGACGATGGTAGTACAACTATTTCGGGCGATGACCCCGAATCGTTCGAGTCGAGTTCGGAGTTCGTCACAGATGACGCTCAGGCGCAGCGAACGGACGCTCTGGCCGTTTCGTACTATGACGAGGGGAAGTACGCAATCGACGTACAAAACCTCTTAGACGCCGAACTGAACCGACTGGAAGAAGATACTCAGGTATCTGACGATTCGAAGAACTACGTTACTGAGGAGGTGCAGGTTTCAACAGTTGGTGCAGGTCGTGGCAACATCGACCTCGCGTGGGACCCGAACACCTCTCTCATCACAAACGACCCTGAGACGTTCCCAACAGTTACGTCTGAGATGGTTGGTGATGATGACGAGAATCTCACCATCGAGCAGGTTCAGGCTGCTCACTACGAGGATGGTCGTCAGTCGATTGACCTAAACAACCTGTCAAGCTCCTCGGTCGAGAAGTTCCGAGCAGACAGTCTTGTCACTGATGACACCGAAACTACAACTGTGGAAGAGGTTCAGGTCGCATCGGCAGACTACGGTCGTGGACAAATCGACGTGTCATATGACCCTAATACGACAGTAATTGGCGATGACCCCGATTCGTTCACTGCAACGAGCGATGGTGTTTCTGACGATGACCAGAACCAGACAGTCAACGAGGTGCATATTGCCTCGTACAATTACGGTATCCAACAAATCCACGTAAGCGATGACGGCTCAACTACGGTTTCAGGGACCAGTAGCCCGAGTTCCTTTACTTCTGACTCGGATGGTGTTGGAGACGATACAGAGAGCGAAACAATCGAAGCAGTTCAAGAAGCATATGTCAATGAAGCACGAGTTCAAATCGACACGGCAGATGGATAGTGACACAACCGAAAGCTTTAAGTACCCGGAGAATCAAGGTGATTACGAATGACGACACTTTCTGAGCATAGCACTCAAGGGCAGGATGACAACGTGGAGGTCGCAGTCTACGACACGTCTGAGCTGTCTGACGAGTATTCCGATTGGGATAGCCTCTCTGACGAGGAGAAGCTTGCTGTCCTCGAAGGCGAGGACCCCGAGACTCAGTTCACGGAACACAACGTAACGACGAATGATTATCACGGACACTTGGCAGACCTCGCCAATCCGAATAGCAGTACGACGCCCCTCACGGCAAGTCACATCGCATTCGGTAATAACAGGACTGCCCCGAGTCCGAGCAATAGCGCGCTGAACAACGAACAGGTTCGATTCGAAGTGACTGACAAGTCCGTTTCTGGACTCGAATATCAGTCCATCACACTCCTCTCGTCCGACCAAGCTGTCGGCGTGAACCTCGAAGAAGCAGGTCTGTTCTCTGCGGCAGCAGGTGGGACGATGTTCAATCACGTCCTGCTCTCGGAAGACCCACTTCTCGAACCGAAGACACAGGACTACGCTGTGACAATTCGAATCAACCTTCAGTACAAGGACGCAAGTGAGGTCTAAATAGATGACAGATAGAGCGCAACCCGGCGCACAAGGTAGTACACTTCGTAACGTCGAGGCTGGTGAGTCTGCTGGTTCCCTGAGCGATGGCTTTATCGTTCCGTCCAGCGACCCGACTCTCTCGGCACAGCGATACAACGACCTCGACGAAAACCAGTTCAACGAGTTCAACGCATCGTGGTCGAGCGGCAGTCTCGATGTAACAATCGACGCGGGTGAGGCATTCGTCAAAGGATGGCTCGCTCGTGACACGCAAACGACAGTCACGCTCGACAGTTTCACAAATGGGCAGACCGTCGTTGTCGCGTGGGACGCAGATGCCGTCTACGTCTACGATGATAGCATTCACAGCAACCGGGAGGACGCCGACCGTGTAATCGTCACACGAGAGGCAGACCTCCCTACACTGGAAGTTCCGTATATCCCCATCTGGCGGTTCGATACGGATGGCGATGGCGTTACTGATGCGTATGACATTCGTGAGTTCGGCCTGACCCAAGACGACTACTTGGGTCAGGTGTACGACGAGACGTTCCTGTTCGAGTCGTTCGACCGTTACCAAATCAGCGAGGGCGGTGACGGTATCGTGACGCGGGACGAGGGGAATCCCACCATCGAGATGCCGAGTGATGCGACGACGACGAACTCGCATGGCGCTCTCGGGAAGCAGTACCCATCTGCGGTGATGCGTGGGTGGGCTGGACACAACGACAAGTTGGTTGCCCGGTTTCGGTTCGACGCCGATTTCAACCCCGACCATCGTGCGTGGTTCGTCGTGGGTAACGACCCCAATTTCAGTGCCGGCGAGTACGGCGCACCCCACGCGGGCGTGTACCGCGATGCGGATGGCACGCTGTACTTCTCGCATCGGGCTGAAGGCGATACGGATGCGACGCAGGTTCAGTTCGGCGTGGACGATGACGGCGAGTTCTTGGCAAGCAACCGGACGAATCAGTACGTCATCATCGAGCATATCGTCAATCAACACTGGCGTGTCGAGATAGGGAACTCCAACCAAGCGTCGCCGTCGTACGAGGAGTACTTCGAGTATCCGAACATCGAGAATCAGTTCGACAGCGGCCCGTTTATCCTCGCCTCGAACGCAGATACGACTTCGTACACGACGTTCCGCATCAAGCAGTACGACTGGAGCGTCGTTAGTAGCCACGAGCGATACCAATGAAACTCAAATACGACTTCCCCTTCGGTCTGAAGACGACGGAACCGTTCTCGTCTGGCGTGAAAGAGTGGCTCGCAACGAGCGACTCTCCGCTGGCGGATGTGGAGTCGTCGGCAGTCACGCGGCGATACACCAACGGCGTCCTGATAGTGGAGATTCCGGGCGACGTAGATGAAGTAGTTCCGCAGGACTTCGACGGCCTCACCCAATCACTCAGCGACAGTACGG